AGCGGTTTCATTCATTGACACCCTTCTATCTCTAGAGTTAGTCAGACACCCCCTAATGAATCCAAAAAGATTATTGGCAAACTCTTCCTCACAGTGATGCGTCCAGCAAGACCAGTTACCCTTTTGGGTAAGCCCGTCTGTAAAAACACAGCAGGCTTCTGAGTTATCGCCGCCATGAACAGGACATGGGAAAGCATATCTGTTTGGAAACTCTACAAAGTCTATATCAAAATATTCTAGTAGCCGAGGTAATACATCAAACAACTCGTTACATATCGATGATATCGTCTTCTGATCCAATCTCGTCTGTTTCAAATCCTTCTTGTCTACTTCTACCATTTTCATGAATCTCGTTTCTCGTTAATCCCTGTTCAATTCTACCAAATCTACCATGCATTGTCATACTGACATAGTCGCCGTCATCAAGACCCTCTCCATGACGAGCAACAACTGGAACCAATTTTCTATTGCCATTATCTATCCCGTCTGTGGCTACCTCTTCGTCAGATTTCATTTTAAAGATAGAGAAGCTTGTACACAACCAAATTAATCTATCCGATCCTGATACCACGTCTGTAGATTCTTTAGTAATACCGTCCCTATTCAACTGGACAAAGGCTAGACAGGCTACGTCGTACTTCACTACAAAGTTATGGAGCTTTGTAATCTGAAAACCTAGCACTTGATATTCTTGCATAGACGAATTAATGCCCTCAGAACCCATTAGTTTCAGATAGTCATAAACTATTAAGCAATCGTTTGTTTTACCGTTTTCGTCAAAGCCTACATGTTGATAGATCCATTTTCTCATTTGACTGAGGATGTTTTCAAAAGATTCGCCAGCGATACTGATATAGTGATAAGGTGTGTTCTTCAGCTTTTCCGCAGCATTGAGAACCTTTTCTTTTTCTATTTCGTTCTCGGTGAATTTACCAGTAGATATTTTGTTGATCTCTACGCCGGAAAGATTAGCCAAAATTCTGTTGTAGTGATCCTCTTTTGACATCTCGGTGTCCAAGACCAAAGCGGGAATATTGTGCTCTGACGAAACATGCATAGCTACGGCATCGCCAAACATAGACTTACCTACTTTAGGCCTAGCGGCCACAAGATCAACACACTTTCTACGAAGACCTCCTCCGATAGCTACATCGTATGCAGAAAAACCGCTAGGTATACCAACGAAGTCAGAAACATTGTCACTCAAATATTCTAGATAGTCTTCAAGACCCTCGCCAATAGTTTCAGTCTTCTTACCGGAAGTTTGATAAATGTCGCCCGTGGCTTCCAGTAGAGGTTCTTCAATTCTAGAAACAATGTCCATCACATCTTCTTCGCCTGTGACGTTTCCTAGTTCCTTCTGACAGGCCTCTAGTGTTTTGAGAAGATCCCTCGCTAGTTTTAGTTTTGCTATCTTCGCAGCATATGTGCCCACGTTGGATTTATGGATAGGGAAGTTAAATAGAGACCTAATGAATCCAACTTCTTCCTTACTATTTATCTGCTCTGAAACACCAAGATCGTTGGCGGCAGACAATATAGAAGATAATTCTACTTGAGTATTCTCAGAGATCGACCTATATATGCAGTCAAATATTAACTGGTTCATAGGATCTGTAAAGCTCCTAGAATCAATAAAGTCAACTTCTAAGTAAGCGTCTAGCCCGTACTGACACAAGGCAGCAAGAACAGCTCTTTCGGAGGCTAAATCTTCTAATTTTATCTTTTTAGGCATTGGTCGCACACAAAAAAGTCCCTAGCAAACTGTGGATGTATCTCAAGGGTGGTTTTGCACCTCTGGCAGATTTGTTCCACTTTCTTAAATTTTGACCTTCTTCTCTCTGTCAAAGATGCTGAAGGCGTTTCGTTTTGTTCGTCTTTATGTTCGTCTCCATCGTCTCTAAACTTGTTGAATCTATTTCCCCCCGTAGCAGGGGTCTTGTTGTCAACCTGTCCCGAACCTTTGTTCATAACAAACAGTCCCTCTTCCCTCTCCCCTTCGGGCGACTTAGTCTCCTCTTGCTCCGCCGGGGGTTCATCGCTCTTTACGTTTGAGTTCAGTATTGTTTGAATTAGCTCTGACTTTTGCTCATCAGACAACGACTCAAGCAACTTACTTACGGTGTCATCACTCATATTGTTATCTCCTCTTAGATAGGTTGTTAAGTATTTGGGCCATGCTTTGTATTCTGTCGGCTTTTCCGTTCAGTATTTTCACCCTAGCGTCTGCGTGATTTTTGACTTTTAGTATCTGAGAAGCTAGGGGGTTTTCCCTCACGGCAGAGTAGTATTTCTCCTGCCACTTTGTGTATTGGGTTCCGTATTGATTCATCACTGTAGATATTATATACCAAATACTGGAATCTGCCCATTCTAAAACTGCATTTTCTTTTGCCCGAAGTGTCTCTATGTATTCCGCATAGGCGTACAGCTCGTATGCGTAAAAAGCACATTCTTCGGTTGTTAATGTACGAAGAGTATCTTTTTGAAAGTTCAACGCTTGTGGAGCTTCCTTTCTAGGCTTACTGATGTGGACGTATTTAGACTCTATCCATGAATCAATAGCTTCAATAAACTCATTCAATCTTTCTTCGCCAGTCATCTATGTCCTCATTAAAATTGAATTCTATAATTGTTATTTCGTTCAGGCCGCACCATTCCTTCTTGTCTCTATCTCTAGCCTGAGCCTTAAAAAAAGAAAGTTTTGACGCATAATGGAAAGAGTTAAATTTAAAATGCTGCTCTCCATGAACTTCTATTATCAAATTTCTGTTAGGTATAAAGAAGTCGGCACGCAGGGTTCCCCTTCTCAGTTGCGTCCTTGTTCCCGTAAGCGAGACTTCTTCAAGTATTCTATCATACGGAAAGCATTTGTCAAGTACCTCCTTGGCTTTTTTATGAAGTTTTGAGGATTTTGACGTACTGCCACTACTAGGGTTCCACTTGTGTTCCCTGCCGTCCAGACCTATTACTTTCATATATTACATACGTCCTCTCAAGTTTCTCAATAGACTTTTTCATCTTATATCCTTCCCAACAAAGCCATATCTCTGCAATTGTTATTGCACACACAATAGCGTAGCCAAGTTTCTTTTTCACGCCGACCCTCTCTTACACGAACTTAAAAATTAGATAGGCCGCAATGCCGCCAGCTATAATAAAAAATAACCATTTTCTCTTAGTGCCTACTGCAAGAGCCTTGGCCGTGATAGCTTTTATCTTTTCGATACGGAAGTCTCGCTTTTCTTTGGCTTTATCGGCTTTTTCTTGTCTTTTTGCTTCGCGGCTTGTCGCTCGATCTTCTGCTCGCTGCTCTCTTTTTGTTTTTTCTTCTATGCTTTCGTCAATAGGAGCTACTTCATCTTGCTCGCCATTCCAAAAGTCCGACACCCATTTTAACATTCCCATCTTAAACTCCTATCTCTAATATAATAATTGTTATTTCCAACCCTGTGTTAATAGTCTGAGGGAATTTCCCCCAAGAATTTTTTGAATCTCATCGTCGCTATATCTCTCTAGTGCGGATAAATATCTTGTTAGTCTTGGTAGTTCCGATATGTCAACCATCTCGTCCGGAGGGTCTGTAAATCCGTCATAGTCTGTGCCTAAACCAATCACATCGACTCCGGCAACATCTCTCATATGGCTTATCGTTTGTTCTATATACTTCATGCCCAGAGGGGTGTCTATGGGGCTTAACCAGTAGTTCATGAATATAATTCCGGCAACGCCTCCGTTGTTAGCTATCCGTTTAAGCTCCCAGTCCTCTAGGTTGTACGGATCACGATTGACCTCAAAACATCCTGTGTGACTAGACAGAATGCAGTTCTTTTTGTCTCCCACTATCTCGTAAATTTCTCTTCTGGCCTGTGGAGTACAGTGTGCGATATCTATCAGTACTCCCAAGTCCATCATCCTTCGTACCACCTTGGCACCTATCGCGGTAAGGCCCTTATTCATATCCCATCCGGCCATTAGTTTTTTCCAATTGCTTTTTTTAATTCCGTAAGTAGGATAAGGAAACACGGGGTGAGCTAAT